CCTAAATATCTAGCACCTTGACCTAAACCATAAGTTATAAGTCCTGATTTAACTCCTCTAGAAATACTACCTGTTTGATCAAAGGAACCAAGACCTGCCATAGCACCACCAAGAGCGGGGTTAAATGGAGCAACAAAAGGTGCCGCCTTAACTGCGATGTCAGCTATTTCATTAGGAATAATTTTTCTAGCAAAACTTTTAAGTTTACTTCCGAAACCGAATTTTTCTCGGTCTACTAAGCTTCCTACTCCATATAGTTGTCTGTTCATCTGTCCTCTTGATATTGGCATAATTTAAATTAGTTAGCGTGCAGGGGAAACCTGAATCCGTTACTTTACTTGGTTTCTCCAAATAAATCAAGGCTTGGCATAATAACTTTAACATCCCTTCTAATGTCCTCTTCTTTTACGCCTTTTTCCTTCCATTCTTGATCATTTTTATATACCTCACCAGTCTTAAGATTTGATATGGTTTCTATAATTTTTTCTGGATATAATGTTTTCATTTTTTCTATGTTCTATCAAATTCTAATATTGCAACTGTACCTTCAAAAATATCAGCCGTAGCTGCTTGCAGTTGTAGTTTGTCACTTTCTTCTAATATAATAGTCCCATCTGCTATAGATTTAGAAGTACCTGAATTAACAGTATGTTCTGCAAACTGAACACTAGTTGTTACAGAGTTATCATATATAAAAGCTTTTATCTCTACATTACCTGCTCCTACATTAGCTGTATGTATATTTTGTATAATAGCTCTTGAATCAGAGGGACAAGTATAAATGTCTGTCTTATTAGTTGAGTTTAAATCAAATTGTGTATTTCTATATCTATTGGCCACTGCTTCCTCCCGTACTAAACCATGTTAATCTTTGTTGCTCTTCTCTTAAGTCTTGTTGAAAAGTAGAATTTAATTTTTGTACTAATCCATCAAGGTCTCTAATTAATGCATCTGCAACATTTTTATTATAGTCTTTACTAGGTCTTGTAAATGCTAATACTATTTTTGCCATTATCTTCTTCCGTCCGCTTGTATATCCAATCTAAATCCACCAAGCTTCCAATCTTGTGCAGATCCTGTATTTGCAATTTTCAAAGAAATTGCTCTTCCTCTAGCTCTTGTATCTACTTTAGTTGTAGATGAAGTAATTGTAAAGGGTCCAAGTGAGGAACTTGCTTGGGAACTATTTGGATAATCTCTTAAGTTTAAAGTAACTTGAGTATTGCCACTTTGAGATAAAAAGTCAGGTACGAATCTTCTTATTTTCATAATAAACTCACCATCTCCTCTTGTGTCCGCACCACCTTGTTGTCCTTGAGTAATATCATAATCTCCTGATTGTATATTAGCTGCTACTGTAGTGGTTGCTGAAGATTTAACTTGATCGGTTCCTGTTTCGTGTTGATAGTATGTTGTTGCTCCTTCAGTATTTCCAACGACATCATAAGATGTACCGGACGCATTAAAAGATGTTGCATGAGGTAAACCAAATACAGACGAATCAACCCAAGTTGTTCTAGCTAAAGATCCTGTAGTCCATATAGGTCTTTGTGGTGATGATTCCATATAATTATATGTTACAGATCTATTAACTATTTCTGAAGATTGAGTTGGATAGAACCAAGTTATTTCACCGAACAAGTTATTTAAACCTACGTTAATTAATTGAGATGCTGTTGTATTAATATCATCAAATACATAATCTTCTACTAAACAAATCATAGTTTCTAAATTACCAGAGTATCTAAAGAATCCATTTTCAGATAACCAATATGCAGCACCGTCTACTTCTATAGCGGCATTCATTCCAATTAAACCACAGTTTGTACCTACTTGTGCAAAACCAAATGTAAAAGGTGGACCAATGAAACGCATTGTAAATAATGATGTATCTGTCCAAACATAAATAGCATCTCTACCTCTAACAGCTCCTACAATTCTAGAACCATCTGCAAGTCTTTGTGTACCAGCGGTATTTACAGCTGTAGGTGCGTAAACATTAATATTTTCTTGATCTGAAAATCTAATAAACATATCGTCTTGTGTCGATTGATCTCCAATCGTTGTTTCTGTACCAAAGAATACTAAGTGTCTATCCGGTGTAGATACTAACATATCTCTAGATGCCGTGGGTGCTCCAGATATAATAGTGGCTCTTGTTGCTACGGCATTAGCTACATTTGAATCCCATTCAAAAACTTGTGCATTGTGAATTAAAGAAATAACCTTGTCTCCAAAGTTATCTATAGACCACATACCTGGATCTATAACTAAGTCTCCAGATGCTGCTTCACCCCATGCTACATAATCAGATGAGTTTGTAACTGCCACACCATTGCTGTGTATTGCTGCGGTTGTATTTCTTACACCCCTTGTAACACCTGTTAATTGATTACCTGCAATTCCTGTATATGATATTTCTTCTGATCCTATTTGAACAAAGTTTGTACCTGATGATGGAAATAAAGATGCGTCACCTAATACTATTGTAGTTGTTGAAGCATTGATACCGCCATTTAATGTTGTAATAGCTTCTCCCGATACTGTTCCACTCCACTGTCCTAAACCAAAACCAAATCCTGGTGCTTGCTCTGCTGGTCCTACACTATAATAAGCTTTAACTCTAATACCACCCGATGAGGATGCACCAGATCCTGTTTCATTTGATGACATGGTAATAGTAATAGTTGTTGAGTTAGTTACCGCTGTAACCATAAATTTTTTATCATCAAAATCTGACGCTGAATAATTAGAATTTGTAATAGTTGTAAAGTTATCTAATAAAATAATATCGCCTTGAACTAAACCATGATCACCACTAAATGTTATAGTAACAACAGCAGATCCGTTTGTTGTAGAAAAAGCATTTGATAAAGTTGTTGTTGCTCGAATTGGGTGTATGTCATAAAACACACCACCTGAATAAACATATAAAATTCTGTTTGTACCTATAATAGAAAACTTAGTTCCTGATCTATTAACAATATGATGCATAGCTCTTGCTACACCAGTCATATCGTTTTCACCAAGTTGTAACCAACCGCCTATTTTTTCAGGAGTGTTGTACCTAAATCGTACATTGTCGCCATCGATCCATTGTCCCTCCGCTTGAGTTGGGGTCAATTGTTTATTGAATCCAGGCAAAAAATTCATCTTTTGTAGCATAGAAATTCCTATTTTATTTAGATTATATTAAATTGCGCTGTATATCAACGAGTTTTGGGTATACCCAACATAGGTCTTTTATCATACAAATTGGACTTTGCAAACCGTCCATCTGCATGATTATAGTGTAAAAACACTTGTCCGCATAGCTTGCCTTCAAAAGGCTTACGCCAATGCTCTAACTCACAGCCAGAATAGATAAGCATGTCACCGGGTTTTAGATTAACTTCTACACCTAATGGTGCACCTGGTTTAATAATACCTTTGTATTCTTCAATAACATTATCTGCTCCTGTTGGATCTAAATAGATAGGCCAGTGATCACCACCTAAACATAGTGTGGTTGATATCTCACAACTCGGTCTATCTTTGTGTCTGTTTAAAATATTGCCTGTTCTATAAAGTCTTGTGTATGAATAGGTAGGCACTAATTTAAGTCCTGTTTTCTTTTGCATAACATCAATAGTTTTAACTAATAAGACTTCCATAAATCTATCTGCATATTTTGCATATGATCCTAGTACTTGTGGATCATGAAAGTTACCTACTAATGGATTGCCTACATGTGTAACGTAATTACTAAGCATCCAGTTATCAGCCTCAGCAGATACTTGTAAATATCTATAAGCAACATCTGCTAATTCTTTTGATATGGCACCTCGAATAACTTGGTATTTATTTTTTTTAAAACTCATAAAGCTAATGGTGTTCCATCTTTATGCAATTTTATATAATCTTTACAAGGATTTAATAAAGTATCAACTTCTTCATTAGGAACTATTTTAATTTCATATTCTTCAATACCTAAAAGACAACCTGCAATAAATCTTCTCATACCTATACACAATCTATATTTACCATTATCTTCAGTGCATATAAGAGGATTTAATATACCATTTTTTTCAATGTCTTTTTTAAGTTTTTGCCATCTAGGGTTTTCAGTTTGAGACATTCTACCTTCTTCTGTATGTAAGTGTTTCTCTCTGAATACTATTTTATCTTTATGTACAATCATATTTGTATAAAATTAAAAGATACTGATATACGCCAGTTCTTTTCACCTTTTTCTGTATTCATATTTAAATCTACACCGTGCGGAAGCCAGGACGGAAAAAATATCATACGTCCTTCTATGGGTTCATAAGCACATACTCTCCATAAAGCTTCTGGTATATTATCTACTCTTCTAGGCATATGTGTATTTGGTCCTGGTCTAGGATCTTCTAAAAATAATTTACCAGAGTTCTTTGGCACTTTGATATAATATACACCTGACCATAATGAGTTAGGGTGTGTATGTGTTTTGTTGTACGAATATGTAGGGCTAACATTTGCCCACATATTACCTAACCCTAGTTTAGGTTGTATACCAAAATCTTTATTACATTCTTCAGCCATTTTAAATAGTTCTTGAGTAAGAGGATTAAATTCTTTTTTCTTATCCATATCTGTTTTGCTGTGCCAACCAAATCCAGAATTTGTTTTGGTCTCTCCTTTAGGGTCTGCTTTACGCCACTTCTTTATTTCTTTAAATAAATATTTATTTAGTTCTTTTGCATTAGGTATATCTTTAAAATATACAGGGGTTGGAAATAATATTTTTCTATTAAGTTTCATTTTAAAGGCGGTCCTCCAAACCACATTACCATAGATCTTCTTATGCCTTTTTTAACAGAAGCTACTTTGTGTCTTAAAAATGATGCAAAGAATATAGCTTGTCCTTGTTTAAGAGGTAGAGGCTTCTCATCACCCATTTCTGAAAACATAAGATCACCCCCAGTAAAATCTTTAGGGTCTGATAATAATAATGTCATAGATATTTTTCTAATAGGGTTTTGACCTTCTTGACCAAAAGCATTTAGATCCATGTGCCAATCATAGAAACCACCTTTAGGATATTCTGTAAACTGTGCTGGCTCTGTAAGGGTTACACCATCAAAACCAAAATGATTTAAATTTACAATAGATAATTGATTCTCTATTTGTTTATACATCTCAGGCATTTTAGCAAAAGGTATCCAACTAATTGTTGTTACTCTCTTTTTGGTATCATGTGCACCTTTCGGTCCTCCACCAACTAAAGCTTTTTCAGGTTGTTGCTGATGTCCTGCATCTACAATCATCTGACATTGCTGTGGTGAAAATATAGGTTTTGTAGTTGTGGCAACATAAGATTGCCATCTTGGCATCCTTGGTATCATTCCAATTGTCCTGCTGCTGTTCTTGATGCTACTGGATTGTAATCAACATCAACATTACAAACTAAAGTTCTTCTCTTTTCTTTTGTAGAATTAAAAGGATACACACAGTGTCTCATGTCATAAGGAAAAACATAAAAGTCTCCTATCTTCATATTAGGTGAATAGTCTGTTTTAGCAAACTGTCCGTTAGCTGAACCAATGATTTGTAATCGTCCATTCATCGGTTTATCAGGTGCTGAATATTCTATGCCTGTATCTTTAGGTATCTTTAAACACATCACAGAAGATAGACCTGTATAGAGTTTACCTTGATGAATATGTACTGGATTATATTCATTAGCTTTCATTTCATTAACCCAAACAGAATTTATATTCTTTTGTGTTGGACCTATCTTATTCCAATCTGTGTAATGATCAAAGACGCTATGAAACCATTT